GCCATCTGGATGCGGCAGCCGTTTCCCAGGACAAGATCGAGATCACCTATCGGCCCTATCTCTCCACCGATCTGGATGGGCCACAGATGGATCCGCCGATCACCCTGGTTTTGACCGAGGTCGAGGCCAACGCGCTCCAGGTCACCGGGAGGGCGCGGATGCTCGACATCGGCAATAAGACCTTTCCCAGCGAAACCTACACCGCGAAACGCTTTCCTGGACTGACGCGATAATGCACTGGGCTGAGAACTACATTGGCCTTCCGTGGTCCGCCACGGGGGAAGGGCCGGACGCGTTTCATTGCTGGGCTTTCGTCTGCCTGGTTCAGGAACGGTATTTCGGTCGGATCTTGCCGGCGATCGCCAACCCCGAGGATCTGCTCGCGATTGCCAGGGATTTTCGCAATCACCCGGAACGGAAGCGCTGGGTCCAGGTCGATGTTCCGACAGAGGCGGACTGCGTGTTGATGCGCCAGGCCCGCTACCCGATCCATGTCGGCGTTTGGCTGGATGTGGACGGTGGTGGAGTCCTGCACTGCGCCCAAGAGGCCGGTGTGGCGTTCCAGAGCGTCACTGCGCTAGCTGCCAACGGCTGGCGCATCGAAGGCTATTACCGTTTCACCGGGGAAAATTGATGCTCGCCGCCGTGACCATGGTCCGCAACCCGTTCTGTCCGGATCGGGACCGCGAGGTGTGCCCGGTACTGAGCCCGGTCACGATTACCCAATGGCTCGATGACCAGGGGATCCAAGAGGCGAGGACGGGCCTAGCCCGGACAGGGACAAAAACCGACTGGTTCGACCGACCGACCATCTGTCTGCACAACGGCAAGGCCGTACTGCGGGCCGATTGGTCCTCTACGATCATTGCCGACGGCGATGTCGTTGCCTTCGTGACCCTGCCTCAGGGTGGTGGTGGAGGCGGTGGGGGTGGCAAAAACCCGCTGCGCACCGTGCTTTCCATCGCCGTCATGGTGGCGTCCTTTGCCCTCGGTGGTCCGCTGGGCGCGGTCATGGGCATTTCCGCCAATGCTGGGGCCGCGCTTGGTATTGGCGCTGGCGTTCTGCAGCAGGCCATCGGTGGGGCGATCATCTCGCTCGCCGGCATGGCGCTGATCAATGCCGTGGTGCCGGCACCCAAGCCTTCCGTGCCATCTCTCAGCTTCGGTTCGGTCGGTGCGCCCCCGGCGCCCAGTCCCACCTATTCCCTGTCGGCCCAAGGCAACGAGGCTCGTCTCGGCCAGCCGATCCCAGTTCTCTATGGCCGCCACCTGATCTATCCCGATCTTGCCACCCAGCCCTATCAGGAATTCGTCGGCAACGAGCAGTATCTGTTCCAGCTTCATGTCATTGGCCAGGGCGAATATGACTTGGAGCAGGTCCGCGTTGAGGACACGCCGATTGCCTCCTTTGAGGAGGTGGAGACGGAAGTCGTTGGTCCTGGTGGCGTCGTCACCCTGTTCGAGACCGACGTGGTCACTGCGCCCGAGGTTGCGGGTCAGGAACTGCGCAGCACCGGCGACGGCGGTGACTGGATCGGACCCTTCACCGCCAATCCCGCGGAAACCGCAGCGGGTCATATCGGCATCGACGTGGTGTTCGCTCGAGGCCTCTATTTTGCCAATGACGGCGGAGGGCTCGATACCCGGAGTGCTCAGTGGGAGGTGCAGGCCCGAGCCATCGACGACGACGGATTGGCTGTTGGTGACTGGGCGATACTGGGCACCGCAAGCTACTCGGCGGCCACCAACAGCGCGCTCCGGCTTAGCTACAAGTATGCCGTTGCACCGGGCCGCTACGAAGTCCGGATGATCCGGTTGGACACGATCGACACCTCGTCTAGGGCCGGACACGAACTGCGCTGGGGTGCGCTCCGCGCCTATTTGGAGGGTACGCCTGAGTTCGGCAACGTGACTCTGCTCGCGATCAAGATGCGGGCCACCGACAACCTGTCCCAGCGCTCGTCCCGGATGATCAACTGCGTGGTCACTCGCAGGCTACAGGTTTGGGATCCGGTTTCGGGCTGGTCTGCGCCGCAGCCGACCCGTTCCATCGCCTGGGCCTTTGCAGATGCGGGTCGGGCATCCTACGGCGCAGGACTGTCGGACGGTCGCATCGACCTGTTGGCGCTCCATGCCCTGGACCAGATCTGGACCGGGCGGGGCGATAATTTCGACGGTGTCTTTGACAGCACCATGACGGTGTGGGAGGCGCTGACCCGGATCGCCCGTTGTGGACGAGCCGTGCCGGTTCTCCAAGGCGGCATCGTGCACCTGTTCCGGGATGCGGCGCAGACTTTGCCGGTAGCCATGTTCGGTCCCCGCAACATTGCCAAGGGCTCGTTCAAGATCCAGTACATCATGCCGGGCGAGGATACCGCCGACGCAGTTACCGTCGAGTTCTTCAACGCGCGCACCTGGAAACCGGATGAAATCACGGCAAGCTTGCCCGACAGCGCAGCCGAGAAGCCGGCCAAGGTGATTCTGTTCGGTTGCACCGACGAATCCCAGGCGGCCCGCGAAGGGCTCTATATGGCAGCCGATAACCGCTACCGCCGCAAGTTGGTCTCCTGGCGCACCGAATTGGATGGCCTGATCCCGACCTACGGTGACCTGGTCGCCGTCACCCACGACATGCCTCGCTGGGGGCAGGGTGGGGAGGTGGTCGCCTGGGATGAGGCCGAGGCTCTGCTGACCATCTCGGAACAACTGGAATGGGCCGAAGACCAGGAGCACTACATCGCGCTGCGCCGTCGTGACGGCAGTCCCGCCGGACCGTTCCGGGTGGAGGCTGTTGAAGGCGCGGATCGGATGCTCCGGGTTCTCGATCCGCTCGGGTTCGTTCCCTATACGGGCACCGCCGAGGAGCGGAGCCACTTTGCTTTTGGACCCGGAGAAGCCTGGAGTGCCAAGGCTCGGGTCATCGCCGTTCGCCCGCGTGGCGAGCAAGTGGAAATCACTGCCGTAGGCGAAGACGTCCGCGTCCACGAAGCCGACCTGGCTGCCTGATCAAATACAGATTGGAGAATTCGATGAACTGTCCATCGACGAAGGACGGGTATGTCGCCATGCCCGAGGAGGAGTTTGAGCAACTGCTCGAACTGGCGGCCGAGCGGGGAGCCAAACGAGCCCTCGCAAATGTCGGCTTGGTCGATGAGGAAGCCGCTGGCGACATCCGCGATCTGCGCTCCCTGCTGGGGGCTCTGCGTGTCGCCAAACACACCGCCTGGTCGACGATTGTCCGCCTCGTCACCACCGGTCTTCTGCTGGCCCTCATGGCCGGTGTGGTCATCAAGCTCAAGCTGTTCGGGGGAGGTCACTGATGTCGAAGTTTTCTGAAAAGTCGCTCGCCAAGCTGGAAACCTGCGATCCCCGACTGCAGCGGGTGTTCGAAGCTGTGGTGACCGAGTTCGACTGCACGATTCTGGAGGGGCATCGAGATCAGTTTCGGCAGGCCCAAATGGTCACGGAGGGGAAAAGCAAAACCCTGTGGCCGCACAGCAAGCACAACGCCAAGCCATCCCTGGCGGCTGATGTCGTTGCATATCCCATCGACTGGGAAGACCGCGAGCGCCAGACCTTGTTCGCGGGCTACGTGCTGGCCACTGCCAAGGCCATGGGCATCACCCTGCGTTGGGGCGGCGACTGGGACCGAGACACCGAGGTTCGCGACAACAGTTTCGATGACCTCGTTCACTTTGAAATCGTGGAGGGCTGAGCCATGCTAGACAAACTGATCGGCAGTGGCATCGTGTCGGCCGCCGAGGGTGTGGCCAACATCATCGACCGGTTCGTCGAGACCGACGAGGAGAAGCAGGCCGCCGAGATCATCAAGGCGAAGATGATGATGCAGCCGAGCCTGGCTCAGATCGAACTCAACAAGATCGAGGCTGGCCACCGCTCGATCTTCGTCGCCGGCTGGCGACCTTTCATCGGTTGGGTCTGCGGCTTCGCGCTGCTCTGGCACTTCATCCTGTTCGATATGCTGACCTGGGTGACAGTCAATTTCTTCCCGAATGTGACGGCGTTGCCGGAACTGACCGGCACCGAGACGCTGGTCACCGTGCTGCTGTCCCTGCTCGGCCTGGGGGCAATGCGGACGGTGGAGAAGTTTGGAGGGAAGGCAAAATAAGTGCTGTTCTGCGTTTAGCC